TAAAAGGCAGAAACAAATCATGGCTTGTCTCTACCCGAAACCAGCTTATCTCAGCACTGAAGGTAAAGTCACCTTCGTTCGACATGAAAAAGCTCTTGGCTCTAATGGCTTTATCCACATCCGTTGCGGCATGTGTAATGGTTGTAAAGCAGACCATGCCCGCGACTGGGCAATCCGCTGCTACCACGAATCACAAATGCACCATGTCTCGTGCTTCGTCACTCTCACATACGACGAAACCCATCTCCCCGCCTGCGGCTCACTTGACAAACGCGACCTTCAACTGTTCTGGAAAAATCTCAGAGCAAAACTAGGGGTCCCGATAAGGTACTTCGCCGCCGGCGAATACGGCACAAAAAAAGGCCGGCCCCACTATCACGCAATAATCTTCGGCTGGATGCCCAGCAAACGGTATCCCGTTGACATCTCCGAAAAAGGTCACATTCAATACACGCACCCGATCCTTCAGGATGCGTGGCAAAAAAGAGGACGAATCGTATTTACCGATTTCGACCCTTCATGCGCCCGTTACGTGGCGCACTATACCGCCGACAAATTAAAGTCTTATGCGGCGGATTCAATCGACCCAGAAACAGGACTACGACCCTATGAAAAACTCGACATACAAACCGGCGAAATTTGGCAATTATGCCCGGAGTTCCAGGTATCATCGCTCAAGCCAGCGATCGGACTACGTTGGCTTGAATCTAACTTCCGCGAGGTCTTTCCAGCTGACTCAGTGGTCATGGATGGTAAAGAGTATCCGCCACCTCGCTTCTACTACAAATGGCTCAAAGACAATCAACCGGACCTCTGGGCCGAAGTCAAAGCCAAACGCCTTAAAGCAAACGCTGAGCTACCTTACGAAAAAGGCATCCGCCTTCACCAAAAGGCAAACGCAGTAAACGCACGACTCACAAAATACAAACGACCTACACATTCAAAGGAACAAAAATGATTCATAACGTTTTTACAATCTTCGACGCGAAAGCAGAAGCGTATCTTCCTCCCTTCATCTTGCCGAAAACCTCAATGGCAAAGCGCACGTTCGCAGACTGCGTAAACTCAAAAGACCACCAATTCGGTGCTCACCCGGAGGACTACACACTATTCACCATCGGCACGTTTGACGATGAAACTGCTCAGTACAACCTCTTATTGACTCCCGAATCTCTTGGACTCGGAATTGAGTACGTGGTAAAAGAACCCGATACACAGCAACTTGACATGATCGGGGACACAAATGGCGCGGAAATACGGAAAGTCGAAGGGTAACCACACATTTGCACAAGTGCCAAAGGCGCAAATCCCTCGGTCATCGTTTGACCGGTCATCAAGCCTAAAAACCGCCTTCGACGCCGGTTATCTGGTCCCGGTCTTCGTCGACGAAGTTTTGCCAGGAGACACTTTCAATTTGCGGGCGTCCCTTTTTGGACGCCTCGCAACTCCAATCAAGCCGCTGCTCGACAATCTTTATCTCGAAACCCAGTGGTTTTTCGTACCCAATCGTTTAACGTGGGAAAACTGGGAGCGATTTAACGGCGCGCAAGACGATCCAACTAGCTCGACTGACTTCGAGATCCCGACACTCAACACGCAAACAACAACGGTTGGCACGCTTCAAGACTATATGGGCCTTCCCATTGGATCTATTCCCGGCGCAAGCGTATCCGCACTTCCGTTCCGTGCCTACAACCTGATTTACAATGAGTGGTACAGGGACCAAAATTTACAAGGTTCTGAAATCGTCCCGACAGGGGACGGTCCCGACTCTAACTCCAATTACAAAGTTCTCAGACGTGGCAAACGCCACGACTATTTCACTTCGGCTCTCCCTTGGCCGCAAAAGGGCGATCCGGTTACAGTTCCCCTGGGGAACACCGCTCCCGTTATCGGGGACGTGACCGGCGACGGCCCTAACGGCACTCCGACATTTCTTGTCGGTACTGGCTCCGGCCCAATCCAATCAAAAATCGGCGGCGATAACGCACACTGGTCTGCATCTCCGGGCGCCGATCTCGATGCCGGCTGGGATGATCCCCAGCTGGTTGCCGATCTTTCTCAGGCAACCGGCTTCACTATCAATCAACTTCGACAGTCGTTCCAAATTCAACGGTTACTCGAGCGCGATGCGCGAGGCGGAACACGCTACGTCGAAGTTCTCAAATCTCACTTCGGAGTTACTTCACCGGACGCACGCCTGCAACGCCCCGAGTTCCTCGGTGGCTCTTCGCAGATGATCTCAGTCGCGCCGATCCCTCAACAGTCTCCCTCCGATATCGCCCCGGACCTGACGCCGCAAGGCAACCTCGCCGCAATGGGCGTGGTCTCTGGGAAGGCCGGGTTTACTAAATCCTTCGTGGAGCATGGCTACGTAATCGGCCTCGTTAATGTCCGTGCCGATCTTACCTATCAACAGGGACTCAACAGGATGTGGTCCCGCAAATCACGCTTCGATTTCTTTTGGCCTGCCCTGAGCCATCTTGGCGAGCAGGCTATTCTGAATAAAGAAATCTTCCATCAGGGAACGGCTGAGGACTCAAACGTATTCGGCTACCAGGAATCTTGGGGCGAATACCGTTATCGTCCGTCGCAAATCACTGGAATAATGCGATCTCAGGCCCCCGAATCGCTCGACGTTTGGCATCTTGCCCAAGACTTCGCAACGCTTCCAACACTCTCCGCAGAATTCATCGAGGACAATCCACCAATCGACCGCGTAATCGCGGTCCAAACCGAACCTCACCTCTTACTCGACGCATACTTCAAGCTCAGGTGCGTGCGCCCGATGCCTCTCTACGGAGTACCGGGTCTAATCGATCACTTCTAGCAACGGCGAACCGATGTCGAAGGTTCTGGCAAGGCCAGTTCTTCGACGTCGGGGCGGCGTAACACTAAGGAAAACAAGATGGACCCAGCAATCGTAGGCGGCGCACTTACAGGCCTCGGCTCTGTCGTCGGTGGATGGTTCGGCTCAAAAGGACAAGAGTCCGCTAACGCGGCGAATCTTCAGATCGCACGCGAACAAATGGCGTTCCAAGAACGGATGTCTGGAACTGCCTATCAACGCGCAGCAAAAGACCTCAAGGCCGCGGGACTCAACCGCGTATTAGCCTTGGGAAACTCTGCGAGCACACCTCCCGGCGCTAGCGCCACAATGCAAAACGCAAAGGCCGCACTCGGCGCGGGGATCGGCAACGCTATACCCGCTGCCGTTAGTACGGCACTCACGGCCGCTCAGGCTAGAAAAGTCAGCTACGAAGCTGACGTAAACGAACCCAAAGCAATTGCAGCGCGAGCTTTATCCCGACTCGCTAAAACTGTCGAAAAACCTATAAATGAGGCAATCGACAAAGCGGTCCCGGTCGCCAAGGATCTCGTAGAAAAAGGAATCGCAAAAGTCGAGGACTTTGAAGGGTTTATGTCGGGTAACCAGGTACCTTCTGGCGATCCGATAAACTCTGCAAAAAAAGGGTTCGGCAATCCCGGCAAACGCACGCCGGAACAAAAGGCACGAGCGGAAGTTCTGCTCGCTGCTATAGCCACTTATCAAGGAATCGTAGAATCTAAAGGTGGCGACAAACTCACGAAAGATGAGAAAAAGAAAATCTGGCTTATGGCCCAGAAAAAAGCGGTATCTGACCGCGCTAATCGAAAGGAAAGAGAACGTGCCGAAGGCAAAAACTAGACCACACGCAATTACGTTCACACAACCGTCGCTTACTCGTCAGTCCTTCAAGGACGAATGCGACGTAAATCAAATCGTGAAACGCTACACCGAAACCGGAATGATCAACCACATTCCGAGGACAACTCCGCAATACGGCGATGCCCCGGAAGGGGACTTTCTTGAAGCCGCGATAGTAAACGCGGATATCGCCTCACAAATCGAGGCTGGCACCCTCGACATGGACGCTATAGCGTCCGAACCGGAAGCGGAAACAACGCCCGAACCGGCACCCGAAAAGGCCGAACAGGCCTCTCAGGAGCCGTCAGGCGACCCGTCAAGCACGCCCGAACAAAGTGCTTGACGCGCAGATTATCCTCTTGTATATAATCTGCCAGGTGACAAAGGGGCGACATACCCACAGTCACCGCACAAACAAACAATAGCCCGGAGGGCACAAAATGAGACGTTCCAAAATGAAAAAGCGCAAATCCCGCAAGCTGTTCTCAAAGACAGCGAGCAAAGTTCATCGGAAAAATATTCCGTCTGGACGAATAATGCGCGGCGGAATCCGTCTCTAAAACAAAAAAAGGCCCGGAACTCGACCCAGTCCCGGACCTAAAAGGCAGAAACAAATCATGGCTTGTCTCTACCCTAAACCAGCATACCTCAGCACTGAGGGCAAGGTCACATTCGTTCGACATGAAAAAGCTCTCGGCTCTAGTGGTTTTATTCACATCCGTTGCGGGATGTGCAATGGCTGTAAAGCCGACCACGCTCGAGACTGGGCAATACGGTGCTATCACGAATCTCAAATGCACCACGTGTCCTGCTTCGTCACACTCACATACGACGAGGTACATCTACCTCCCTGCGGCTCCCTCGACAAACGAGACCTGCAACAATTCTGGAAATCCCTCAGAAAAAAATTAAAAGTTCCTATCCGGTACTTTGCTGCCGGAGAATATGGAACTAAAAAAGGCCGACCCCACTATCACGCTATAATCTTCGGATGGATGCCCTCAAAACGGTATCCCGTTGACATCTCCGACAAGGGCCACATTCAATACACCCATCCGATACTACAATCGGCCTGGCAAAAACGCGGTCGAATAGTCTTCACGGACTTCGACCCATCATGCGCCCGATACGTGGCGCACTACACGGCAGACAAACTAAAATCTTATGCTGCCGATAC